TCATGCTCCGGACGCCCCGAACAGGTGCTGGCCCATCCGTCTCATCGCCTCGGCCATCAGCTCCTGCGCGCCCTGCGTGTACCCGTCCGTAGTGCGGATGTCCCGGTGCCCCATGATCTCCTTAACCACACGGATGTCTACACCCTGGGCGAGCAACATCGTTGCCGCTGAATGGCGCATGATGTGAAGCTTCTTATGGGATACGCCGGATTCTTTCAGGATGGCTACCCACTCGTCATAGTCGGCGCGTGGGTCCAACAGTCGGCCATCCTCAGTGACAAACACGGCATCGTGTTCGTTCCACTTTCCGCCGATCTTCATTCGTTCCTTGCGTTGCGCCTTTCGATGCGCCTTGAACGCCGGCAACAGTTCGGGCGGAATTGGAATCGAGCGCCGACTCTTCCCCTTCGTTTTCACGAACATCAGCCCTCCCCCGTCCCGTTTCGGACAGTCGGCGCCACGCTTTCGGCCACACGTCCCGGCACAGCCGTGTTCGTAGATTCGGCGCCGCAACTGCCACCACACATGGATGACCCCTGCGTCAAGGTCAACTAACTGTTGACCGTCGTACTGCCATCGCAGGCCGATTGCCTCACCCTGCCGTAGCCCCAACGCGAACGCTACCGACCAGCGCACGCTGTTGCGCCGTTGCGCGGCAACGTCAAGCACCCGCCGGGCGTACTTTTCCGCTAAAGCCTCCACCTTCGCCGGATCCACAGATGGAGCGTCGACTAGCTTCGCCACGTTCCGGACCACGTGCCCACGCCGGAGCGCGATCTCCAATGCTCTGCTGAGGATGCGGTGAACCTTTAGCTGATGCGACGGGGCCTTTCCAGCCTGCGCCATCGCTGTATACATCGCGTCCAGGTGTTCGGGGGTCAGCTTGTCCAGCCGCCGATCGCCGTGCTCCGGGTACACCCAGTTGCGCATCTTCGACCGATAGTCGTAGACCGTGCCTGGATTGCAGCGGCGTGGGGCGATGGTGTCCAGGTAGTTGTCCATCCATTGCTGCACTGTCAGCTTTCCGGCCTTCGGTACAGCTCCCGCGGACCGGAGTTGGTCCAGCAGTTCGTCTGCGGCGTCCTCGGCCTCCGCCTTCGTGGGCCGGGAAATGTGCCGCTGATCGGGCCGGTCGTTGGGCTTCGTGCCGACCGTGACCCACACGTGCCAGTAGCCGTCCTTTCCCTCACGGGCGGTGGGCCGCCGACGCCGGGGCATCAGTCAACCTCTGTACGTGTGGACCGCGCCAGCAGGCGGATGGTGTGCCGGATCGCCTGTTTCTCAGCCTCGCTGACCGCTGGATCACGCAGTCGACGCGCCAGGCGCAAGAGGTCCGGATCATCGAACGCCTCCGGCTCCGGTTCGCGAGCCCGATCGGAGATCCCGAGAGCCGCTGCAGCAGCGGTGACCGGGATGTCGAGGCCGGCGCAGAACTGTGCGACCTTTTCCCACCGTGGCAGGCCACCTTCAGTGGTCTGCCACTTGTGAAACGTCGACGGAGAGATGCCGGTGGCCTGATGGATGTCTTTGTCGGTCATCTGCCGGTCACGTGCTTCACGTAGGGCTCGCTGCACGAAGCGAGCAAAGCGAGCGCGGGCTACTGCTGGGGATACGGCCACGCGGACACCGTAGGTCCGATTCGTCGGACGGCACTCCGCAGGACGGGAGCGCTCCGACCTGCAGTAGTGCCTCCAGGGATGCCGACGGAGGACCACACTATCGGCTCTTCTGGGGCGATAGCAGCAAGTCATGGCACTGACGGTAGCCGGCATCGTTCAGCCGAACATCATCCGAACGTACGAAGCACTCCATCACGCCGGAGCATGTATGGTCACTCCTATGAATCGGAGCGAGATCGTTCACACTCCTTCACGACGGAGTGACGAGATCCCCGGCCGCCTCGCCTACTCGGTGCCGGAGGTGGCCGTCCTGCTTGGCGGAGTTACGGAGCGGTACATATGGAAGCTCATCGACGGTGGCCAGGGGCCGCTGCGGTCCTTCCTGCTCGGCAAGCGACGCGTGGTCTATCACGAGGACCTAGACGCATTCGTCCGCCAACTGCGTGCGGACGAGTTGCGAGCGCGGGCGGCCGTGGCGGAGGCGGCATGAACCGGCAGCCTGCGGCAGCGAGGGGACCCGGCGGCGCTGGCACCGGTCCGGGCAACGGCACCGGAGCCGGTTCCGGCACTCGGCCAACCGGAGGCAGCGGCAGCAGTCCGAAAGGCGACGCCGCCCTGCTGGCCCGCGCGGTCGCCCTCATCGCGGTCGGCCTGGCCCTCATCGCCGTCGGCCTGGCCTCACTGTCCGCGTCGCCGGCCCCGGAACCGGAGCCGCGGTGGATGCGGCCAGCGACTCCCGCCGAGGAGCGGGAGTGGCAACGGCAGCAATTGATCGACCTCATTGACGAGGCGCGCACCAGTAAGTGAGCCCTTCGCCGTGCCTGCGGCGAAGGGCTCGACACCCGGACCAGAACCTGATCAAGCAAGGAGTCCAGATGCAATCGCAGAGTAACCCAACTACCGACCCCGGCTACTCGGCCGCCGAGCCGCGGACCCGGGAGATTCAGGCCGGCGACCTGACCGCCGGAATGATCCTGCGCTTCAGCGACGGCGAGTCCCTGACCGTGTCGCGCGTCTGCCGTGACGAGGACGGGACTGTCCTGGTCACGATGGATGGCATCGCCGGTGAGGCACCGTACAACGTCGAGGAGACCGTCACCGTCGTCGGCTGGAATGAGCCGGACTACTGGCTGTCCCTCGCTGCTGACCTGCGTCGTGTGGCTGACCGGGTGGCCTCTCTCGCCGGCACGCCGGCCCCCGAGGTGCACGCGAGCCTGTCCCTGCGTGTCGGGTCGGTCGTCGAGGCTGGACACGAGGAGCGCCGGCCCGTGGTGGACGCGATCGCCGCCGCCCTTGGTGGGACGGCCGCAGACGTGCAGCCATCGCCGACGTGGTGGGCGCGCCAGGTGACCGCCAAGGTCGGTGGTCTTGGTGTCATCGTGTGGACCCTGCTTCCCGCCCCGGAGGCCCCGGAGACGGTGGCGCTGCGGGCCGAGGTGGCCGAGCTGCGCGCCCAGCACGCGTCGGCCGCCGATGTCCTCGCCGCCGCCGCCGACGTCATGGACCTGCGTGGTAAGTGCGAGGGCGTCTACACCGACGAGCGGGGGCGGGTGTGCGCGGTCGGCGCGCTGCGTCTGGTGGTCACCGGCCGCGCCACGCCGCCGACCAGCTGGGACCTCAGCCGTGAGGGCGCGTACCGTGCCGCCGCCCGCGCCCTGCGCCGCTGGCTGGACGCCCCCGGTGCCGTCCCGGCGATCTGCGTGTGGAGTGACAGCCACAGCCAGCAGGAGGTGGTGGCTGGTCTGCGGGCCGCCGCCGAGCACGCCCGGACGGTGACGGCATGAGCGCCCTGGACCCCGCCGACCCGGTGGACGCGGTGGTGCTGCGGCACGCCGAGTGGGATGCCGGCCAGCCGTCCAAACCCGCGTGGCCGCTCATGGCCGACGCCGATCCGATCACCGTCCCGGACCTCGGTTGCGGGCACCTGCCCGGGGAGCCCCACGACGAGGCGTGCGCCTACTGGCGGGGTGTAGCGGCCGGCGAGTACCCGCCGCCGCCGGAGATGCCGGTGACGCTGCCGCCGCACTGCCCCGGCCTGCTCCCGCTGCCGGACGCGGCGCTGCGGGAGGTGGCCCGGTGATCCGCACCGCCGCGCAGATCCTCGCCAGCATCGACGACGAGCCAGACGACGTCGCCTTCCGCCCGGCTGAGGCGCCCCGCCGCGCACGCGGCGTGGTCGACCTCGACGCCGGGGTGGGTCGCCTGCTCGTCGGCTACGACACCATCCACCGTCACGCCCGGGTGTGGGTCGGCGATGCACCCCCACCGGAGCCGCTACCGCCTCGGGTGTCGCCGTTGCGGCAGGGCTGCCCGAGTGAGGGCCAGTACCGGCGGCATCTGAAGGCGGGCGAGAAGTGCCGGCCGTGCCGCGAGCACGTCCACGCGTTGGAGAAGGCTCGCCGCGCGAAGTGGGGGCGGCGATGACTGGCCGACGCGACCCCGAACTTATCCACAGTGGCCCGGACGTGCGCCCCGGCTGCCTGACCGTCCCCGGCCGGACTCATGGCCCGGCCTGCCCGGCGGGTGAGGGTGCCCGCCACGCTGCCGCGCCGCATCCGCACGCGGACACCGTGCGGATCGTCTCTGCCCTGTTGGTCGGGGTGCCCCTCGGTGTCGGCCTGTACCTCCTGGCCGCCCTGCTGATCTGGAGCCTGACGTGAAGAGCTTGCTTGATGTCTTGACTGCCGACCGCGCTCTGCCTGCCGGCTGCGACCGGTGGGGGATCCACACCGTCCACCCTGATCTGCGCTCACGGGACGGCTACCGGTGGCCGTGGCCTGGGCAGTGGGTTGAGGTCGGGGACGGAATCTGTCTGGCGCGGACCTGGAGGGCGATGGCCTCCGGCGGGGTGCCGGCGGTGACTCTGCTGCTGTGCGCGTGGTCGAGCGCTGACCTGCTCTCCGACGCCTGCGGGGATACGTGGCAGCTACGGCGAGCGTATGTCGTGGACATCGTGGACGGCGCCCGCCTGATCCGCGAGCACGGCCGCGAAGCGAACCTGCGGGGCGCGGACCTGCAGGGCGCGGACCTGGAGCGCGCGAATCTGCGGGGCGCGAACCTGAAGGGCGCGGACCTGCGGGGCGCAAACCTAGACGGCGCGGACCTGCAGGGCGCGGCCATGCGGGGCGCGGACCTGCGGGGCGCAATCCTGTTATGACCACTGACGACATCGTGCGGGAGCTGGCCGCCGAGCTGGATAAGGCGTACCGCGAGCGGGCCCGCCTCGAAGACGAGCTGGACGTGGCCACGGCCGCCTATGAGCGGCGTACCCGGCAGCTCGGCCGCGCCCGGCGTACCCGACAGCTAGGCCAGTGGCGGGCCCTGTCTCAACGTCTGTCCGCCGGCCTGCGGCGGGCCCACGCCGACCGAGACCAGGCGATCAGCACCTCCCAGCGGCTGCGGGTGGGCCTGGTGGCCGCGCGGGAGAAAGCCGCGGCGTACCCGGCGCATGTGATCGAGGCCGGTGGACCTGACCACTACGCCGCCGGGCAGGCCCAGGCACTACACGCGGCGATCCTCGCGGCCGACTGGGACGCCGTCCGACAGATCGCCGCCGACCCGTGGACTGCGGGAGACGACGTGGACACGGCGCGGGGCGCGCTGGCCGGCGCCGGCGAGCTGGGCGACGTCAGCCGTGAAGGGGCGGGGCGGTGATCCCGGCGATCTGGCGGGGCTGGCTGCCCACACCGCGCACCCTGCCCCGGCCGGTCCAGGCCGAGGTCCGGACGGCTGGCCGGCACCGGCGCACGCCGGGGGATCTGCCCCGGGTGCCGCGAGTACGGACCGTCTGGCGGCACCGCTGGCCGGAAGCGAGGCCGCGGTGAGGGCCGGGCGGTGGGCGGATGTCGCCGCCGCGACCCAGGCCGCGATCACCGGTGGTGCGCCGTGTGCTGGCGGGTGCCGGTGGCCGGTGCATCCCGCCGCCACGGCCGGGCCTGGTGGGGAGCCCGGTGTCCACGACCGGCATCCGGGGTGTGAGCCCGGCGGACGGGAGCTGCAAGCAGTGCCAGGGAGGCGGTCATGAAAACGGTCGAGTTGCTCACCCCTGAGCAGGCCAACCCCGATAACCCGGAGTGGCACGCGCTGCGCCGTGATGGCATCACCGCGTCGGAGATCGGCGCCGTGCTCGGGCTGTCGCCGTGGGACAGCCCGTTCTCGCTCTACTGGCGGAAGATCAACGACTGGCGTGCCGAAGACACGGTGGACATGTCTACTGGTCGCCGGGTGGAGCCGGTTGTCGCCGACTGGTGGGCCGACGCCGTCGGCGCCCCGGCAGGCATGTGCGTCCGTCCGGCTGGCCTCTACGCGCACGAGGCCCGGCGGTGGCAACTCGCCACCCCCGACCGGCTCGTCAGGACATGGGTGCGGCCGGGCGTCGGCCGGCTGACGTCGGTGCTGGAGTGCAAGTGGACCGGCACCTGGGACGGCTGGGGCGAGCCTGGCACCGATGACATCCCGGTCTACTACCGCGCGCAGGTGCTGTGGCAGTGCGACGTGCTCGGTGTCGACGAGGGGCACCTAGCCGTGCTCGGCCCGGGTGGGTTCCGGGCGTATGGGCCGATCCGCCGCGACGAGCGGGACCTGACCGTGATGCGTACCACGGGTCGTCGGCTCCTCGTCCGAGTCAACGCCGGTGACCCGCCGGACGTCGACGAGCACACTGCCACTCTCGCCACGCTCAAGCGCCTCCACCCAGGTCTGGTAGACGAGCAAACCGAAATCAGCACCGAGACAGCCGCGGGCTACCGGCGAGCCCGCGCCCTCAAGCAGGCCGCTACCCGGCTGTGCGACCGGTTCGAAGCCCGCCTGCGCGCCGAGATGGGCGCGAACCGCACCGCGGTCGACGCCGCCGGGGTGAAGGTCGCCACCCGCTCCGTTTACGACGTGACCCGCGTCGACACGGTCCGCCTGAAAGCGGACCAGCCGGAGGTGGCCGCCGCGTACGCCACCACCTCCACTACCGATCGGCTTTCCCCCGCAAGGAGCAAGCGATGACGCAGACCGTCTCACAGGCCGTGGCCACCCGGGACAACTCCCCGGCCGGCTTGATCACGCAGTACTCCGAGTCGTTCGCCCAGGTATTGCCGTCGCACATCAAGCCGGCCACGTGGGTTCGGCTGGCGCAGGGTGCGCTTAAGCGCGGCAAGCGTGGCGACGGTGGCCGGTTCGAGTTGGAGATCGCCGCCGCGAACAACCCGGGCGTGTTCCTCGCCGCGCTACTGGACGCCGCCCGGCAGGGCCTGGAGCCCGGCACCGAGCAGTACTACCTCACCCCGCGGAAGGTAAAGGGCCGGCTGGAGATCCTAGGGATCACCGGCTATCAGGGGCACATCGAGTTGATGTACCGGGCCGGGGCGGTCGCCTCGGTGGTCGCCGAGATCGTGCGAGAAAACGACGAGTACCGCTACCAGCGCGGCATCGACGACGTGCCGGTACACCGATACAAGCCGTTCGCCCGCGACGCCGAACGCGGCGCACTGGTCGGGGTGTACGCCTACGCCCGGATGAAGGACGGCGCGGTGTCCCGGGTGGTCGAGCTGAACCGCGACGACATCGACCGCATCAAGGCCAGCAGCCAGGGCGCGACCAGCGAGTACAGCCCGTGGCAGAAGCACGAGGCCGCCATGTGGCTCAAGTCGGCGGTGCGGCAGTTGCAGAAGTGGGTGCCCACGTCGGCGGAGTTCCGCCGGGAGCAACTGCGCGCCGCGGCTGAGGCCCACCGGGTCGCAGCCGCCGCGGACGCCCCGGATGGCGCCACTGCTCCGCAGGGCGATGTCCTGGACGGCGAGGTACTCGACGAGGCGCCCACCGAGCCGGCGCGATCCGATGATGCCGGCAGGGTTGCCGAGCAGGAGTGGCCGGACGCGGCGCAGCCCGGCGGTGCCCCGTGAGCCACGGAGATCCGTACTACGGCGGCGCCGCCGAGGTGGAGCACGTGTGGGTTCGCCCGCCGTCGCCTGACTGCGATGCCTGCGGATGCTGCACCGCTGCGCTGTGCGCTACCGCCGCCGAGCGGGAGCTGCCGTGCGGGGCGCTGGTGTCCACCGGGCCGGCGGTGATGGACGTCAGCAGGTGCCCGTGCGCCCCGATGACCCGCGCGGGCCGGCCGTGACCCGCGATCAGGGCGCCGCCCGGGGCGGGCCGGTGCGGGAGCCGGGCCGGTGCGCATGCGGGCACCTGGAGCCACTACACACGCTGCGGGCGGGCCGCCGCCGGGGTGGCTGCTCGTCGTCGACGTGCGGGTGTGGCGGCTACGAGCCCGGGGTCGGTGTCATGCCGGCCCCGGCCGGGCTGCCCCGCCTCGTGGCGGACCTGGACGCCATGGCCGACCGGTACGCCGTGTACGCCGACGCCCGCGACAGCGGCCGGCAGCCAGACGCAGCCCTGCTCGCCGCCGCCGTCGCCGACGACGTACCCGCCTGGCGTCACGAGGTGCACCGCCTCGAGGCACTACGGCAGGAGCTCGCCGCCGAGCTGGACCGGGTCCGCGACGGGCGCGACCAGTGACCGGCCACGTGTACCGGGCCGTGTGGCCCATCCTCGACGACGCCCGCACCGCCTCGGCTCTGATCGCCGAGGCGTCCGCCGGCCTCGACGCCATGGCCCGCACCGACGGCGCCCGCATCACCGGACCACCAACCTGGACGGTCACCGGGGACCGGCTCGTCTGCGAGGCACCAGCCCAACCCCTACCCGCCGACGAACCAGTGGACGTGACCGGGCTGGCCGACAACGACACAGTCGTACTCCGCCTCGCTGGCCTCCACTGGTCACACCGCCAGATCGCCGCCACAACCGGCGTCCCCGCGTCCACGGTCCGCGGCATCATCACCCGCCACGCACGCCCCGAGGAGGCACCCGCATGAACGATCTTCCACCCGCCGACGTCGTGACGGACGCCGCCCGTCACTGCCAAACGGGCGGTCTGCCCGAGCGGATCGCCAGGCCGCTCGCCGACCTGTTGGCCAACGTCGCCGATGCGATGCGCGACGACGACGCCCAGGAGCGCCACCACCCGGACAACATCCCGGCGGCGCGGTGGCTCGTGCACCGCGGTTGGGATCCGCACCCACGAACCGCGCGGGTCGACTGGACGGACGCGCTGCGTCTGGCCCGCTCCGTGCTGGGCCACCCGGACCCCAACGCCCCCTGACCGGTTGGGCCGGCCCCGGGGGCGGGGCCGGCCCAACCACCCCCGCACAAACCAGCACCACCCGTACATAGAAAGGCACGACGTGGCCCGGATCCGCTCCATCAAGCCCGAGTTCTTTACGTCGCTGACCGTGGCGAGCCTGCCCGTCGAAGCACGGTTGACGTTCATCGGCTTGTGGACCCACGTGGACGACGAAGGCCGCTGTGTCGATGACGCCCGGCTTATCAAGGCCGCCGTCTGGCCACTGGACGACCGGCTCTCCACCGACGTCGAACTCGACCTAAAACGACTCAGTGAGTCCTCACTGATCCTTCGTTACAAGGTGGGCGAGCGCTCATACCTTGCTGTCCGAGAATGGGGTGAGCACCAACGGATCAACCGTCCGACAAAGAGCAAGCTCCCCCCACCGCCGGAAGCTCCCGAACCCTCACCGACCAGTGAAACGACACCCCTTCCACCTGCGGAAACCCCTGGTCAGAGCGCCTCTGAACCGTCGCTCAGTGATCCCTCACCGCAGCCTCACACACAACTCACTGAGGACTCACTGGCGGAAAGGAACAGGGAACAGGGAACAGGGAACAGGGAAGTTCCGCCTTCGGCGGAGCGCCCAACCGCGCTCGCGATCGTCCCAGCCGAACCCGACACCGCACAGGCCCTCATCGGCGAATGGATCGACCACTGCCGTCGACGCCCACCCGGACAAGTCATCGGCCAAATCGGCAAACAGCTCAAGCAGATGCTCGCTGAAAACATCGCCCCCGCCGACATCCGCCGCGGCCTCGCCGCCTGGCACTCCAAGGGCCTGCATCCCTCGGCGCTGCCCAGCGTCGTCAACGAACTGATGAACGCCGCTCCGGCGCAGTCCCGCCCCTCCACTACCGACCAGCGGGTTAACGCCGCCCTCGAGCTTGCTGCCCGCTACGCCGCAGAGGAGGCGTCATGAACAAAGCCGAAACAGCGCTCATCCTCGCCGCCGCCGCAGCCCGCGACCTACGCACCGTCGGAGACGCCGACGTCCTCGCCTGGCACGAAGACCTTGGTGACATCACCTACCCGGAAGCCCGCGAAGCCCTCCGACGCCACTACCGCGACAGCACCGACCGGATCATGCCGGCCCACATCCGCCACCACACCCGCACCATCCGCGACGAACACCGCCGCCAGGTCGCCCACCAGGTCCGCGCCCTGCCATCCCGATACGAGGACGACACCACCCGCGACGCACGGGCCGCCCGCGGCGCCGAACTGTGCCGACAGGCCATCGCCGCCGCCCTCGGTGGGACGGCCGACGAAGAGCCGCCCGCGCCGCTGACGCCATCCGACGAGATCCGCCAGCGCGCACTGGACCGGGCACGCGCCGAGCGCAAGACCACCGGCCAGGTACCGGGGATGTCGTCCGCCGGCGACGTCCTGAACCAGATCATCCGCCGCAAGTCCGTCTGACCACCCCGCCGCCTGAGGAAACCCGCCGCCATGCCTGAGATCCGCACCGTCCACACCGCCCGCACCACCCACGACTGCCAGGCAGAGCCCTGCGCGAACACCATCCAGCCCGGCGACCGGTACCTCGCCGCCGCCCTACCACCAGGCGACGAGCACGTCGGCAACGAGCACTGGCAACGGCTGAAGATCTGCGAGCCCTGCGCCACCCGCTGGGGTCAAACACTGGCCGAGCAGGCCAGACCGCGCCGGCTCGGCCGAGGCCAGATCGCCGCCACCCCCGCCGCCTGAGGAGACCGCCGTGCCAGTTACCCGACCACGCCTGCTCGACCTCTACTGCGGCGAGGGCGGCGCCAGCATGGGCTACCACCGCGCCGGATTCGACGTGATCGGCGTCGACATCCAACCGCAGCCCCGCTACCCGTTCCCGCTCCACCAAGGCGACGCGCTCACCCTGCTACCCGCCCTGGTGGAGCAGTACCGGCCCACCGCCGTCGCCGCCAGCCCCACCTGTCAGACCAGATGCAGAGTCACGGACTGGCGAGGCAACCGCGCAGACCACCCCGACCTGCTCACCCCGACCCTCGAGGCGCTCGACAAACTCGGCCTGCCCTACGTGGTCGAAAACGTGCCCGAAGCCGCCTGGGACGGCACCATGCGCGCCGATTACCGACTCTGCGGCACCCAGTTCGGACTCAACGTCCGCCGCCACCGCGTCTTCCAACGCGGCAACTGGACCGGCTACGAACTGGTGCCGCCCTGCCGCTGCTACCGACGCAAGGATCTGGTGCCGTTCGAGCACAAGGACGAGCGCGCGTTCCGGACGGCCATGGGCTGCACGTGGATGACCAACCTCGGCGGCCGACAGGCGATCCCACCCGCCTACACCGAACACATCGGCCGGCAGCTCCTGACCGCCACCACGACGTCCCCGATCGCCGCCTGAGGAGATGCCATGACCACGCCCGCACGGCTGCCCATCCACGGCGAATGCCGCCACAACCACCACACCACGACCACCGCCCCCGACGTGTGGGCCGCCCTCAGCCGCGCCGGCTACAGCGACCCCGACACCACCGCCGCCGAGCTAGTCGACCAGCTCGCCAGCAAACTCCGAGCCCTCGCCCAGGACTACGCCGACGCCACCGGCGAGTCCCTATCCGACGTGGCCGCCATGCGCGGCATCCGCATCCGCCCCGGTTCCCCGGCCGGCAGCGCGCAGGACGACGTGGGGACCCTGATCCGCTACTGCGTCTACCCGGGATGCCCGCGCACCTACCGCGCAGACGTCGGCCCACAGGACCGCGGCTGGATACGCCTCCGCGGCCTCACGGTGCTCTGCCCAGACCACAGCACCCCCGCCACCGGCCGCACGCAAGACACCGCGCCGCCCGCTGAGAGCCACACACGGTCGCCTGGAGACCCCGGTGTGGGGTGGGCGTGGGCGGCGCCCTCCCAACCGCTCACAGTGGATCTCAACCCGCCGCCCGCTGGAGGAGCGGCCAGTGAGCATGGCCTACATCCGCCGTCACTACGGCGTCCCCGCCAAACGCGGTGTCCGCGTCATCGCCAACGGCAGGCCCGGCACCATCACCAGCACCGACGGCGCCCGACTCCGCATCCGCCTCGCCGGCGACACCCGGTCCACCGTCCACCACCCGACCTGGCGCATCCAATATCCCGAGGCCGCGCCGTGAGTAGCAGCTGGCAGGCCGGCAGCACCAGCGCCCGGCGGCGTATACGCGCCCACGTCCTCGCCCCGGCCACCCAGACCCTGACCGTCGCCCGCTGAGAGGCCACGCCGTGACACCGCACCACCTCCACGCCACCGCCACCGCCTGGTCCCTGCAGACAGCGCTCGAGCACCTCGCTCAGCTAGCCGACGACGAGGCCGCCCACATCGCCGCTGAAACCCTGGAGGCCCCCGCCCTGCTGCACTCCCCGGCCTGGGGCCGCCGCCACACCCTCGGCGGTCACGGCGACCCCACTCCCGGCCTGGCCGCCGTCACCACCGCGCCTCGGGCACCCCGCCGGAACCGGTGGGCGGACATGCACACGCGCAGCCTGCGCAAACTCGGCTGGCTCGCCGACCAACTCCCCACCGCACCCGCCGGCCCGAACCCGTGGTGGCGGATCTACGACACGATCCCCCGCCTCCAGCCCGGCACCGCCGCCGCCATCACCCGGCACCTGGCCGACGAAGACACGTGCGTTCGCACCGCCGTCGGCTGCGGACCGCAGCGGGAACTGCTCGACGACATCGCCTGCCCCAACCCCCGGTGCGCCCAACGGCGCATCCACATCCAAACCGCAGGACCACCAGAGGTCTGGACTGTCGTGTGCGCCGCCGAGTGCCGCTGCGTCGGGCTGGCCTGCGGCTGCGGCATGCCTGGCGCGGTGGAAGGCGTCGCTCATATCTGGCCGCGCGCTGCCGTGCTGCATGCCGCATGACCCGTTGCCCCCGCTGCGCACTGACCTGCACCGCCGCCGGCTGCCCTGCCACCGCTCCGCTGCCCCGGTGGGCCGGCCGGGAGTGGGGCACCGCCCAGCAGCTTGTGCACCGTCTCGGCGGCGACGTCACCGTCGCGATGGTTCGCCGCTGGCGTGACCGCGACGGACTCACCACCCGGTCCGGCTACTCACCCCTGGACGAGGCAGCGCGCATCGAGGCCGCCAAGCGCCTCTCACCACGCGGGCGGCCACGCCCGACTTGACCTTGCGATAGCGCGTCCGGCATGATTTGTTCACCAACTCCGACAGACGGAGTGTGCCCAAAGCCCGGTAGTCCACTCAGTGGCGCCGGGTTTTCGCGTACCCAGGACCGGGACGCGACCACAGGGGGTGCGGGCAGGTCACAGGCTGGGATGGCATGCCCGCGCCGCCCTTGTCCCGCCGGTATTGCACCCGCTCATCGCGTGCGTCCGCCCCTCACCACCCTCTGACCGGGCAAGGCTCGGGACGGAGCGAGCCCATGACTACCCCCCGACCTGTCACCCAGGCCGACTACGACCGCGTCCGCGAACTGCACGCCCAGGGCATGTCTCGCAACGAGATCGGCCGGACGATCGGCCGCTCCGGACGCACCATCAGTCGACTCGCTCAGGAACTGGGCCTGTCCTTCGAGCGGTCCGGCGCGACCGCCAAGGCCACCGAAGCCCGCAAAGCCGACGCCGCCACCCGCCGCGCCCGCATCGAGGAGCAGGCCCTCGCATCCGCCGAGCGACTCCTCAAGCAGATGTGGAAGCCCGCCCTGGTCTTCAACTTCGGCGGTCGGGAAAACGACTACAACTCCACCACCCTGGAAGAGCCGCCCTTCAGCGACAAGCGCGCCATCGCCACCAGCGTCCAAGCCCTCATGCAGACCGCGCTGAAGATCGCCGAACACGACCGGGCGGACGCCGCGACCTCCGGCGTGGACGAGTGGCTCAAGCACATGACCGAAGACGGCGACGACGAATGACGATCAAGCCGCTCACCGGCAAGGCCAAGCGCAGCGTGCAGTTAGCGACCGCCCGCTACAACATCTGGGAAGGCGCAGTCCGCTCCGGCAAGACCGTCGGCTCGACGTTCCGCTGGATGCAGTACACCCGCAACGGGCCCGGCGGCAACCTCGCCATGATCGGCAAGACCGAGCGCACGCTCAAGCGCAACGTCATCGACCCGATGATCGACCTCGTCGGCTCGAAACGCTGCCGCTACATGGCCGGCTCCGGCGAGCTGTACCTCTTCGGCCGGCGCATCTACACCGCTGGCGCCAACGACGCCCGCGCCGTCGAGAAGATCCAAGGTCTCACCCTGGCCGGCGCGTACGGCGACGAGGTGGCCACGTGGCCCGAGGAACTCTGGGACATGCTCGGCACCCGACTGTCCGTGCCCGGCGCGCAGTTCTTTGGCACCTGCAACCCCGCCGGCCCCGTCCACTGGCTCAAGAGACTCCTCGACCAGGCCGCGCTCTGGCTGACCCACGACGGCACCGTCTCCACCGGCCAGGACGGCGACCCGATCGACCTGCACCGCTTCTCGTTCACCCTCGACGACAACCCGCACCTCTCACCGGACTTCGTCCAGTCGTTGAAGCGCCAGTACGTGGGCCTGTTCTTCAAGCGCTACATCCAAGGCCTCTGGGTGCCCGCCGAGGGCGCGATCTTCGACATGTTCGACACCGACCGGCACGTGGTGTCGGACATGCCCGCGATCACCCGCTGGATCTCCATGGGCGTTGACCACGGCACCCGCAACCCGTTCCACGCCGGCGTCCTCGGCGTCGGCGTCGACCGGAAGCTGCACCTCGTGCGGGACTGGCGGTGGGACTCCGCGCGGCAGCGCCGGCAGCTGTCCGACGCCGAGTACTCCCGCGAGGTCCGCCACTGGCTGACCACCGTGCCGATCCCCACCACCGACCTGCGGGGCGTGACCCCCGAACGGGTCGTGGTCGACCCCTCAGCCACCGGCTTCCGCGTCCAGCTCCACCAAGACGGCCTCCCGTCGATCCTGGCCGACAACGCCGTCCTGCCCGGCATCCGCACCCTGTCCACCCTGTACGCGCTGGACCTGCTCGACATCCACGAGTCGTGCACGGACCTGATCCGGGAGACGCTCGGCTACTCCTGGGACGACAAGGCCGCCGCGAAGGGCGAGGACGTGCCGCTGAAGGTGGCCGACCACGGGCCCGACATGTTGCGGTACGCCGCGCACTCCACCCGCTCGACGTGGCGCCCGCTCCTGCGCGAGCGCCTCCACCTACCAGCCTGAAGGAGCCTCCGTGCGCCCCCTGGAGATCCACCCGCCGACCCTCGGCCGCATCGTTCACTACCGCGGCAAGCAAAGCCTCCTCGCCCCGCGCGCCGCGATCGTCACCGCCACCGTCGACAGCCTCGACCCGCGCGGCGTCGAGGCCGGTGAGGTGCCGGCGCTCGACTCGGCGGAGCACGTGCACCTGTGGGTGTTCACGCCCGGCGAGAAGGGCGGCTTCGCGGAGTTCAACGTGCCGCGCGGCGAACCGGCCGACGGTCAACCGGCTACCGCCGGCACGATCCCGCCCGGCACCTGGTGCTGGCCGCCGCGCGTCTGATGGCCGTCACCCACATCGCCGCACCACACATCACCATCAGCGACCGGTTCATGCGCCAGCGGTGCGGCTGGTGCGGCGAGACGCTTCTGGAATACGACCTCACCCGTGTCGCCGTCCTCGCTGGACAGGATCCGACGCCCGCGACGTGGCCCACCGGCGCCCTCGTGACCGTGGACGGCAACGCCTCCTGGACCGCCGAGGCCGACCGGTTGCCCGACGACGCTTGCGCCGTCAACCCGCTGACGCTGGCCAGCCTCACCACCTGAACGCCCGAGGGAGGGCAGACCGATGCCGCTGCCCGACGGAGGCGCCACCCCCTGGCCGCCGCCCGCGCAACAGCCCATCCTGGACAGGTACGCCACCTGGGCCGCCTGGTGGACCGGCGACGCTGAGCAGCTCGCCGCTATCTACTCCGGCGGCGCAGGCCGGGACACTACCGGCTTCTTCGCCTCCGAGCAGGGCGGCGTCCGCGGCATCGTTCGCGGCGCCGCCGACACGGTGCGCCGCTGGTTCTGGGGCCAGCGGCAGACCTCGCCCCAGCCGCGGACCCGCCTGCACGTCCCCCTCGCCGCCGACATCGCCCAGGCGTCCGCTGACCTGCTGTTCGCCGAGCCGCCGACCGTCCGCACAGACACTGACCCGACCGCCCAGGGCGAGCAGACCGACCTGCAGACTCAGGCCCGTCTCGACAAGCTGTGGGGCGACCAGACGCATGCGACCCTGCTGGAGGCCGCCGAGATCTGCGCCGCAATGGGCGGCGTGTATCTGCGCCTCGTCTGGGGTCCGGACCGGGACATGCCGTGGATCACCGCCGTGCAGCCCGACGTCGCCATGCCCGACTGGCGGTGGGGCCGACTGGCCGCGGTTACGTTCTGGCGGGAGGCCGGCCGCAAAGGTAAGATCGTCTGGCGGCACCTGGAACGGCACGAGCCGAACGTCATCCTCCACGGCCTGTACGAGGGCACCGCCGACGAACTGGGCACCGCCGTTGCGCTCACCGACCGGCCGGAAACCGCCGACATCGCCGCAGGGCTGGACGGCGGCAACGAGATCCGCACCGGCACCGGTCGGCTTACCGCCGTCTACATCCCCAACGTCCGACCCAACCGGGTGTGGCGCACGATCCCGCAGGCCGCCTACCTCGGCCGGCCCGATATCGCCGGTAGCGAACCCATGCTCGACGCTCTTGACCTCACCTGGTCGTCATGGGTACGCGATGTGGATCTGGGCAAGGCCCGGCTGATCGTCCCGCAGGAGTACCTACGGGACAACGGCCCCGGCTCCGGCGCCACCGTGGATCTTGACCAGGAGGTCTACGAGCCGATCGGTGCGATGGGCAGTGAATCCGGCGACAAGATGCATATCGAGCAGGTCCAGTTCGACATCCGGGTTGACGATCACCAGCGGACAACCGACGCGCTCAAGGCGACGATCGTGCAGGCCGCCGGATACTCCGGCTCCACGTTCGGCGACGAGGGCGACGGCCAGCCGCCGACCGCCACACAGGTCAACTCCCGCGACCGGCGCAGCCTGATCACCCGCGACCGGAAGATCCGCTACTGGCGGCCCGAGCTGGCCGACCTGCTCGAAACCTGGACCGCCGTCGACGCCACCCAGTACCACAGCGGCGTCACCCCGCAACGGCCGATCGTCGAGTGGGCGCCCTCCGTGCAGCCCGACCCGCTGAGCGAGGCGCAACGCCTCCAGGCGTTGCACAACGCCGAGGCCATCTCCTACGAGCAGAAGGTCAAGGAGCAGCATCCCGACTGGGAACAGCCGGCCGTCGCCGCCGAGGTGGAGCGGATCCGCAGGGACTACGGCATCGGCGCCGTCGAGGACCCGGGCACCTTCACCGGCGGTGAACCGGCCGGCGGGGAGTAGCCCATGCCGGACCGTACCGACCTCGCCGCCCAACTCGCCCGCACCCTCGTCGACCTGTACGCCGAGCTGGAAACCCGACTCGCCGCGGACCTGGCCCGCCGACTCGCCGCCGGCATCGACTCGCCCACCTGGGCTGAGGAGAAACTCGCCGCGGCCGGCACCGTCCGACGGTGGGCGCAAACCCTGCTCGAACGGCTCAACGGGCCCCTCGCTGACCAGGTCGCCCAGGTGGTGGTCCTGGCGTGGATGCGCGGCGGCCGGGACGCCCTCGCGGAGCTGGCCCGCGTGCAGGACACCCACCCGGACTGGCTCGCCCGCGCCAAGCTGGCCGAACTGCCGCCAGGGCTGCGAGAGATGGTCAACGCCCGCCGGGCAGGCCTCGCCGCCGAGCTGGCCCGCGTCGCCACCCAGATGCCGGGCGCTGCCGCGATCAACCGGCTCGTGCTGTCGCTGGTTAGCACGCTACGGGGCACGCACCTGCGGATCCTGCGCTGGACCCTCGACGCCTACCGGGACGTCATCGCCCGCGCCGCCGCGCCCGACGTTCTCGCCGGCTTGGCTACCCGTCGCCGGGCCGCACAGGTCGCCTGGGAGCAGCTACTCTCCCGCGGCATCACCGGGTTCGTTGACCGGTCCGGGCGTCGCTGGGAGCTGGCCTCCTACGTGGAGATGGCGACCCGCAGCAGCGTGGCGCAGTCCCTGGTGGAGGGCCACCTCGACCGGATGGCCGCCGCCGGGCTGGACCTGGCTATGGTCAGCAACTCGCCGCAGGAGTGCGCCAGGTGTCGACCCTGGGAGGGCACGGTGCTCACACGGTCCGGGCCGGCCGGACGCCGCACCGAGCACGTCGCCTCGGCCGTCTCCGACCGCACCGTCGCCGTGGAGGTGGCCGGCAGCGTCAGCGAAGCTGTCCGAGGCGGTCTGCTGCACCCGAACTGCACTCACCGGCTGACCGCCTACCTTCCCGGCGCCACGAGGTCGCCGACGCACACCGCCAACCCGCAAGGCGACCGCGACCGGCAGCGCCTGCGGGAACTGGAGCGTCGGGTACGCCGCGCCAAACTCCGCGAGGCCGCCGCGATCGACCCCGCCGCCCGCCGCGCCGCCGCGGCGAAAGTCCGCGCCGCCCAAGCCGCGATCCGCGCCCACGTCGACGCGACCGGGCTGATCCGGCAACGCCCACGCGAGCAGATCGGCGTGGCCCGATAGTCGTCCCCGGACCGTCCGGGGCAGCACCACCCAACCCGAGGAGTCGATCGTGACTCAGCCCGCCCCGCAGCCGCCCGCCGGGCCGCCGCCGCAGCCACCCGCCCCGCCCGCGGGGCAGGTCGGTCAGCAGCTGCCGCCCGCCGCGCCGCCCGCGCCGCTGGCACCGCCCGCCCAACCCCCGCAGCAGCCGCAGCAGGGCCAGGCGTATCCGTACGGCATCCCGCCGCAGACCCCGCCCCAGCAGCCCACCCCGCAGGCATGGACCCCGCCGCCCGCCAGCTGGCAGGGGCCCACCTACCCGGGCTGGACGCCGCCGGCGCCGGGCCAGCCGCCAGCACAGCCGTACCCAGCCCCCACCGGACAACCGGCACCGCCGGACCCCGGGCAGGGGCAACACCCCGCACCGCCCAACCCGGACGATGGGGGCGGCTACGACCTGTCCCGGCTCCCCCGCGGAGCCCGGGAGGAGATCGAGCGGCTTCGCGGGCAGGTGACCCAGCGGGACACCCAACTGCGCACCGCAGCCGTCTCCCAGCACGCATGGGCCGCCGCCGGGCAGGCAGGGCTCAACCCCGCCGCGCTCATCGGCTCCACCGCATGGCAGCAGGCCGCCGCCGGCCTGGACCCGGCCGCCCCGGACTACACCCAGCGACTGACCTGGACCATCCAGGCGGTCGCCGCACAGAACCCGTGGATGGCCACCCAACCGGCGCCGGCGCAGCAGCCGCCGGGACCGCCGCCCACCTCGGGCGGGGACTTCGCCGCAGGCAACGGTGCGGGGCAGCCCATCTCCGAAGCGCAGCTCGCCCAGATGAGCCCCGAGCAGATCGCGAAGGCATTCGAAGAGGGCAAGCTCAAGCACCTGATGTGAGGTAACCACCGATGGCCATCACCCGGTTCCGGCCGGAAATCTGGTCCGCACTACTCCTGTCCAGCCTGAAAAAGTCCCATGTCTACGCGGCGCTGTGTAACCGCAACTACGAGGGCGAGATTCGGGCCGCAGGCGACACCGTGCGGATCACCTCCATTTCCCGGCCCACGATCAACGACTACGAACGCAACACCGACATCTCCTACGAGGAGTTGACCGACGCGCAGCGGACCCTGGTCGTCGACCAGGAGAAGTACTGGGCGTTCACCCTTGATGACGTGGACGCCGCCCAGGCTCGTGGCGATGTCGTACCAGAGGCGATGCAGGAGTCCGCGTACGGGCTACGAGACACCGCCGACCAGTATGTTGCCGGCTTCTACACCAGTGTCGTCGCGGCCAACGACCTCGGCACCCGCGTCATCACCGCAGCCGCAGACGCCTACGAGACCCTCGTCGATCTGGGCGTCACTCTCGACGAGGCCGACGTGCCTGCCGAGGGCCGCTGGGTTGTCGTGTCGCCCACCTACCACGGCCTCCTACAGAAAGACGACCGGTTCACCGACGCTTCAAAAAGCGGCACCACGGAGACACTGCGCAACGGGTTCGTCGGCGATGCTGCCGGGTTTCGCATTCACAAGAGCAACAACACACCAAACCCGACCGCCGATCACCGAGTGATCACCGCCGGTTCGCCCATGGCCATGACCTTCGCCGAGCAGATCCTCAAAACCGAGGCCCTGCGCTCCGAAGTCCGCTTCGCCGACAGGGTCCGCGGCATGCACGTCTACGGCGGGAAACTCATCCGCCCTGAGGCGCTAGCCATCGTCACCTTCGACCCGACCGCCTGATCGGAGGCTGAATCATGGCGCGCGCAGCAGTCGTATACAACAACCTTGTCCCCAACGGGTCGCTCGCCGATCCCGCCGGCACCGCCCTCACCGCCGGAGCTGGCAACGGTGGTCAGATCAGCGGCGCGGAACCGGAGAAGACGGTCCTCCGCGTCGTGTGCGGCGCCACTGGCGGGAACTTCACCCTTCTGCAGGGCGACTACCCGCCCGCTCTGGCCTCCGGGCAGGGTGACTACGTGGAGGCGCTTTCATCGAACGCCTCCGAGTGGCTTGGCCCCTTCGAGTCCGGACGGTTCATCCAGTCGGACGGGACGCTCATCTTCGAGACGTCCCAGTCCATGACCGTCACCGCCTTCCTCGTACCCAGGAGCACCTGATGGCCGGGGTGGACAGGGCACACTTCAAGGGTGAGGGTGGGTCCGTCTTCCTGATGGACCTGCCTCTGCCCAACGTCATTCAGCAGAAGATGACCAAGGGTTACCTGCGCCGGGTCAACGCGGACGGCAGCCCGTACGTCGAGCCCGTCGAACCGGCCAAGGACGGCGGCTCGCCGCCCGAGCTGGAACCGCCCGCACCGTCGGCGGTCAAGGCCGAATGGGTCGGCTACGCGGTCAGGGTGCACGACGCCGACCCGGACGAGGCCGAGGCGCTCACCAAGGCCGACCTGATCGACAGGTACGGGCCGAAGCCCGAGTGAGGAGGCAGCAGCGTGGCGTACGCAACCGAAGCGGAACTCGCGGCGTACCCGGTGACCGTGCCGTCCGGCGCGTCCGCCGCGCTGCTACTCACCCGCGCATCCCGCGACGTCGACCGGGCGCTGCTGACTGCGGTGTACGACGTCGACGACAACGGCGACCCGACCAACACCGACGTCATCGCCGCCCTCCGGGATGCCACGTGTGAGCAGGTCGCCGGGATGATCGCCGCCGGGGACCTGACCGGTACCGGTGCGATGCCGCCAACCGCGAGCTTCGCGATCGGAAAGGTCAGTGTGGTGCGTGGTGGGCAGGGTGCTGGCGGATCCAGCCAACAAGCACGCAAGATCAACGGACTGTGGCCCCAAGCCTGGCAAGCACTGAGGGATCCACGCCTCGCCGGCAAGCTGACGATCCGCGCCCCGCAGACCTGGTGGTGAGCTGTGGACTGGGCTGACTTCGTCGCCGTTCACATCCCCACGCCGGCCACCATCTCGGTGCAGGCGTACGAGGGATCCGGCGCCTACGGAGACGTGCTCGCCGCCCCAGCCGATGTCACGCCGTGCGTGGTGGAGCAGTCCCGCCGCCTGGTGCGGGTGCAAACCCAGGACGCAGCCGGCACCGAACAGGTCAGCTCCACCACCGTCTACTGCCCACCGGGCACTACCTGTCCACCCGGATCCCGGGTCACCTGGGCCGGCCGTACCTCACGGGTCCTGGCCCGCTCCGACCTATCCGCGCACGGCCTGGACTTGCCGGAGCACGTCGAGCTGAACCTGGAGTAGCCATGGCTGAGGGGTACGGCCTGACCTGGGACGGAGACAGGGTGCTCGCCGCACTGTCCGAGGCAGGCATGGACGGCCTCCTGGTCGCCGGGGAGCACCTGCTCCAGACGTCTTCCGGGCTCGTCCCGCACGAAGAGGGCGACCTGGAACGCTCCGGCGAGGTATCCAGCGACCCCGGCTCCGGCACCGTCGCTGTGTCCTACGACAGGCCATACGCCGTCCGGCAGCACGAGGACATGACGTTGCGGCACGACGACGGCCGGCAGGCCAAATTTCTGGAGCAGCCGATGTCGACGGAGCGGGACGTGATGCTCGCCCTCGTCGCCCACGCAACGCGCAAGCCCCTGAAGGGATGACATGGCACCCGGTGACGGCTGGACCTCCCAACTCCTGACCGGCATCGCCGAACTGCTCCACACTGGTGGCGTCGGAACCTGGCGGACATCCGGCGCCTACACAGCCGGCGAGACAGCCATCGTCATCCGCGCCATCCCGCAGCAGCCGGACCGGCTGATCACCCTCGCCGCCTACCCACTCGGCGACGACCTGCCCGGGATGGCCGACCACACAGTGGGCGTGCAGGTGCGCTGCCGAGGCGTGCCCGATGACCCGCGCGACGTCGAGGACCTCGGCGACGCCGTGTACGAGCTGCTTGACAGCCTCGGCCGGGCTGCCCTCGGCGCGGTGCAGGTCGTGGACGTGACCCGCCGCAACCACACCTCCCTCGGCCAGGACACCAACCGCCGGTGGGAGAGCAGCTCGAACTACTACGTCGAGGCCATGAGGCCCACCACACACCGCACCGACTGACGAAAGGCAGGGCCATCCCATGGCGACCACCCCGACCACCCGGGTCACCGAGCTGGCCCGCACCCACCGACTTGACATCGACACCGCCACCTACCCAGCCATCAACTACCAGCAGCTCATGGGCGTCGAGGAGGTCAAGCTCCTCGAGGAGCTGCGCACCGAAGACGACGAGGTCTACGACGACACCGGGGCGATGCGGGAGGAGGTCACCGGCTACAACTGGCGGGTCGAGGCCAAGATCGCCTGGTCGACCAACCTCGCCGGAACCGCCATCGACGCCGTGCAGGCCTTCCTCCGCACCCAGTTCAAAGCTCTCCGGACGTCCAGCGCCGGCAACGCCGAGTTCGGGATCCGCTGGTACAGCAGGATGGGCCTCGACGACGGCGAAAGTCACGAGGGCCGCTGCTACGTCAAATCTTGGTCACCCTCGGGCGGTAAGGGCCGCAAGACCATCGACATCGTGCTGCAGGGGCAGGGCCAGATCACCGACATCACCAACCCCGCCGGCTCCCTCATCCCGACGGTCACCAGCATTGCCCCGACAACGGGATCAACCGCGGGCGACGACCAGGTGGTCAACATCTACGGGCAGCACTTCAAGCCCAACGGCACGGCCTCCGTGACCGCGGTCGGCTTCGGGGCGAATCCCGCCACCGACTACACGGTCGTCTCGGACAGCCACATCGTGGCGATCCCGCCCGCCGGCCTCGCCGGCACCGTCCAGGTCCAGGTCACCACCACCGCCGGGGCCAGCACGGACACCGCCGCCGACGACTACACCTACGCCTGATGGGTGCGCGTCTCGACGACCTCGACGCCTACTGGTCGCCAGGGCTCACGCTGACGGTCAAGGGCCGCGAGTACACCCTGCCGCTGCCCTCAGCCGAGCTGGGCCTGTGGTGCCGCCGCCTGGCCGAGGTCACCGGAGAGGTCCACAACGCCAGCAGCGAGCAAGAGATACAAGCCGCCGTCGCCCGGATCGAGGCCCTACCGCAGCTGCCGGATGACCTCAGCCTGCCGGAACGGGTCCTCGGCGACGTCTACCAGCAGATGGCTGCCGACGGCGTCGAGGACCCGTACCTTCAGTTTGCCGGGCAGACCGGCTACATCTGGATCATCGGCGGCGAGGACGCCGCCGAACGGTACTGGACCTCCGGGGGCCGCCCGGAAGCCCTGCGCCCGACGAACCGGCAGGCACGTCGGGCGCAGAACCGGGCCCAGACTGGCGGGAACCGTACGGCCGGGGACGGAAAGACCCCGCCACCGGCCTCTACGAGTGGTACGACATCCCCGCCGACACCCGGGCGCAGGAACAGGGGACGCCGGAAGGCACGGTGAGCTGGAGTGCCCTACTCGCACGGTGGGCGCTCATCGAGGCCGACCTACACGACGTGTACGGCATCGACGTCGAAGACCGGACCCTGATGCGGACCCGGTCCTGGCGGTGGCTCCAGACACGCATCCTCGGTCTGCTCGCCGCGGATACACGCACCTACCGGGCCTTCGCGCCCGAGCCCGAACTCCCCGAGGTGCCTGGTCGGTAGGTCAGTAGGTCGGGCAGATGTACGTACGCACCGCGGCAAGGATCTTCTCGGCCTTCGCCTCGCCGAACCCCTCCGGGTAGTCGGGTGCGGTGAACCGTCGGTTCGTCAACTCGACAAGCTTAGATTGATCGTCCGGCCACTGCTTCACGCTGCCGCATTGGCTGCGACCTCGGCTGATCAAAGTTCTCTCGTCCTTGGTTCCGACGATCGCAGGGTCGATCTCCTTGAGAGCGGCGATGTACGCATCCCAGCTTTCCTTGTCGGGCATAGGAAGACCTGTGGCGTTGACGGCGGGGGGAGCCGATGCGGGGCAGGTTCGGTCCTGGTTCATCTGGACATCGAACTGCCCGTCGTCCAGACCGGTTCGGACACTGCCGAGCGTGCCGATCCCGAACCGGACGTTGGCCAGCCGGTTGTCGGACGTCGCGCTGCCACCGGTGGAGCAGTTGATGGACACGTGGTAGCTGGTCTCCCTGGTTTGCTTACTCCGCAGATCGACGCCGATGGCCTCTACCTGGTCGGCAGTAAGCACCTGATCCACCTCGACAACTATGTCCCCACCCTCCTGACTGACCGCAGTGTAGGCGGGAAGGTTCTCGAGTTCGGTGTCGTCGTCGCTGAACAACAGGCCGCCAATCAGGCCGGCGAACAGCACGAGCGTCAGCGCCCCGGCGACGGCACTGAGTACGACGACGGCTGTCGACGGTTTCCGCTTGTGACTCATCTTCAACCTTCCGTAGCTCGCTGGTGACGCGAGCACCGTACACAAGGCATGCCCAGCTGGAGGTGACCGACATGGCATTGACGCTCGGCGAGTTGGTTGCCTATCTCAAGGCAGACGACACGCACCTCGCCAAGGGCATGAAAGCCGCCGAGGGCAAGATGCGGGAGCTCGGCGAGCGAGCCAAGCAGCACGCCCCCGTCCTGGGTGCCGCGCTCGCCGCAGGAATCGGCGCCGGCCTGGTCGAGGGCCTGCACATGGACGCCGCCCGCGCGAAACTGACCGCCCGGGTGGGTGATCCGGCGCTGGCGCAGTCAATCGGTGAAGCCGCCGGGCGGGTATATGCCCGTGGGTTCGGCGAGTCGGCGGATCAGGTGATGGAAGCCACGCAGGCGGTGGTCTCCTCGCACCTGGCGGCGGTCGACGACGCCGGAGCGATCGAGCGGATGACCGTGAAGGTACAAGCGTACGCGTCCGCGTGGGGGACCGATGTCGCTACGGCCGCCCAGTACGCGTCCACGCTTATCGGCTCGGGGTTGGTGCGCGACGCCGACCACGCCATGGACCTGATCACCGCCGCGTCCAAACGGGTGCCGATAGCGCTACGAGAAGACCTCCTGGAGACCGCAGACGAGTACGGGCAGTTCTTTCGGACGTTGGGGTTCGACGGGGAACAAGCGTTCGCGCTCCTGACAGCCGCCAGCAATAAAGGCGGTATCAGCATCGACAAAACCGGCGACGCGCTTAAAGAGTTCACCGCCCTGGCCACTGACATGTCGACGTCCTCGGTGGACGCCTACCAGGCGATCGGGTTGAACGCCAAAACGATGTCCAACCAGATCCTCGCCGGTGGTGACACCGCGCACGCCGCTCTCCAGAAGATCACCGCCGGACTGTTGTCAATCAAGGATCCCACCGAGCAGGCGACCGCCGCCATCGCCCTGTTCGGCACCCCCCTGGAGGACCTCAACGTCGCAGATATCCCTGGTTTCCTGCACAACTTGGCGGCGGTAGGCGACGGCCTCGATGGCGTGGCGGGGGCCAGCGACAAGGCATCCAAGAAGCTTGAGGACACCACCATCCAGCGGCTGCTGTCGTTCAAACGCACGGTCCTGACCGCGTTGGGTGACACGCTGGGTTGGCTGTCTCGAAACAGTGATTGGGTGGTGCCGCTGGCGACTGGGCTGGGAATCCTCGCCGGGGTGATCGGCGCGATCATCGTGGTTACCAAGGTGTGGGTGGCGGTGCAGACGGCCCTCAACGTGGTGATGGCTCTCAGTCCGATCACGTTGATCGTCCTCGCGATTGTCGCCCTTGTCGCTGTGATCGTGCTGATTGCGACGAAAACGACGTGGTTCCAGGATCTGTGGCAGGCCGCGTGGGGTGGCATCAAGACCTCCGCCGAATGGGTGCTGAATTGGATCGTCGGCGGCTGGGAATGGGCGATAGGGATGCTCGTTGCGGGGGCGGGGACGTGGTGGTCGGTGTTTTCGGGGACCTGGCGCAAGGTCGGTGACTTGGGCCGCGCCGTCTTCGACTGGATCGTCGATAAGGGCTCCGCATGGCTTCGCTGGGTGACCGGGCTGCCCGGGCGGGTTGGGCGGGCGACGCGGGGACTTTTCGACGGGCTCAAGGCCAGCTTCAAGAGCGCCCTGAACTGGATCATCGGCCGGTGGAACCGGCTGAGTTTCCGCATTCCCGGCGTCTCCGTGCCGGGTTTGGGTCAGGTGTGGGGTGGAGCGACTCTGTCCACCCCGAATATCCCGTATCTGGCGAAGGGCGGTACTGCTCTCGCGCCGGGTCTCGCCGTGGTGGGTGAGCGTGGCCCGGAGCTGGCGTACCTCAACCGCGGGGCCACGATCCAACCCCTCACGTCGGGGTCGGCCGTGGCCGGGTTGATACGGCTGCTGCTCACCGGCGAGTTCCGGATTCGTGGCGGGGATCTGGTCCTGGTGCTGCGGGAGCAGGTGGCCCTACGTGGCGGCGACGTGCAGGAGGTCATCGGCAGTGACCAGTAGGAGACGGTATGGGCTGGGCTGACGGTGACCCGCTCGGCGTGCGGATCCGAGCCGCGTTCGGCGCTGACCTGACCGCCACCTGGTCATGGACGGACCTGACCGCCTACTGGCGGGCGTCGGATCCGATCGAGCTGGAGTGGGGGCGCCAGTCCAGCGCTACCCGGCCCGAGTCGTCGACATGCGCGCTGACACTCCGCAACAGCGACGGCCGGTTTACCGCCGAAAATGCGGCGTCTCCGTACTGGCCGCACGTGCGCACCTGGACACCGATCAGTGTGGACGTGGACCTGGGTGACGGGGCCGGATGGCGTAACCGTCACTCCGGCCATGTGCGGTCCTGGTCGGTGACCTGGCCGGGCCGCTCCGGCAAACTCGCGGTGGCACGGATCGAGTCGGTGGGCGTCCTCGGCCGACTGGGACGCGGATCCCCGCCGAACAGGTCACCGATGGGCCGGTCAATCCTCGCCGCTGCCGGTGACGGACTGCTGGCCTACTGGCCGTGTGAGGACGAGGCCGACGCGATGGGGGCGGCATCCGGCATCCGCGGCGTAGCGCCGATGCGAGCAGACGGGGGCGTGAAGTTCGCCGCCGGGGGCGTGGACATCACCGTCGGGGGCACCCAGCGGTACGGCACCAAGCCCCTGCCGCTGTTGACCGACGGCGGCTCCCTGTCCGGTCGGGCGCCGGCTGGGACCAGCAGCCCTGTCGCCTGGACGCTGGAGGCGTTCTGGCAGACCGGCAACCCGCTGGGCGAGGTTGTCCTGATGAGATGGACCACCCCCGCCGGGCCGTTCGTGCGCTGGGACTATGTCGATAGCTACAACGACGTCTACGGCACCTATCTGGTGGCCTACACCGCGTCAGGGTCACCGACAGTCGTCTGGAGTGTGCCGACACGATACGTCGGGCCCTTCAATCTCAGGATATCCGCCGTCCAGAACGGCGGGTCCATCGACGTGACCGTCATGATCGGTGCGCTGACCATAGGGTCGGTGACCGTCACCGGCACCCTGGCCCGGATCGACACGATCGCGCTCAACCCCGACCAGCACGTGTTCTCGCCTGGCGCGCTCGATTTCGTCGTGGGGCATCTGCGGGTGTGGGACAGTGCGACGTCGCCACTCACTGGCTCGCGAGTAGACGCCCACCCGGGCGAGGCGGCGCACCTGCGGCTGGCCCGACTGTGCGCCGAGGACGGCGTCGCCCTGTCGGCGCCGACGGTCCCCGCCGACGGCGCGACCGCGATGGGCGTGCAGCCAGACGGCACCCCACTCGACCTGTACCAGCAGTGCGAGGTAGTCGACCTCGGCATCATCTACGAGTCCGGATTCGGGCTGGCGTACCTGCCCCGCTGGTCCCGATACGCCGCCCCGGTCGCCCTGACCGTCGATGCCGCCGACCGGCAGCTCGGCGGGAACCTGAGGCCAGCCGCCGACGATCAGCGGCTGCGTAATTACTGGACGGTCACGCGCATCGGTGGCTCCAGCGCGGTCGCCGCCGACGAGGAGTCGATCAGCCAACGGGGCCTGATCCCGTCGAGCCCCCGGCTCAACCTGGCCTCGGATGACCAGCTGCAGGGTCACGCCGACTGGCGGCTATGGATGTACGGCCAGGCGGGCACCCGGTATCGCCTCACCGTGCCGCTGCACACCCGCGCCGGGCGCGGGCTGACCGCGCACTGGGTGGCCTGCCAGCCTGGCTCCCGGGTGCAGGTGGTCAACGCTCCCGACGCGGCGACGACTGACACGATCGACCAGACCCTCGTGCACGCACGCGAGACGATCACTGGCCGCCGCAGGTGGACGGTCGAGCTGGCCACGGAGCCCGCCGACCGCTGGGAGGTCGGCGTGTGGGACGACCCGTCCTTTCTGTGGGACTCGCGGTCGACCACCCTGGACGGCGATCACGACGCCACGGCCACGTCGATGGTGGTGACTGTCGCTGACGTCCACGACGTGTGGTCGACCACCGCGACACCCTACGACTGGCTTGTAGGCGGAGAGCGGATCACCGTCACCGGCATGAGCGCGGCCACCGGGACGGGTCCGTGGACCCAGACCGCCACTGTCGTGCGCGCGGTCAACGGTGTCAACAAACCACTCACGGCCGGCATGTCAGTTCACCTGGCCGACGCGCAACGATGGGGGCTGTAATGGCAGCTGGAGACCGCGCCTACTGGTCAGACGTCTTTGGGCAGCCGCTGTGTCAGATGACAACCACGGCCACCGACTCCATCCCCAACGCCACCTACACAAAGGTGCCGCTCACGACCGTCGGTGAGGACACCGATGACATGGCGGATACGATCGGCGGCAGTATCTACTGCCGAACGGCCGGGCTCTACCGGGTGGCCGCCGCAGTCGCGTTCGCGTTGCAGGCCACCGGTTCGCGCGCACTCGTCGTCTACCGCAACAGCGGCGCCGCCCGAGTCGGGACCGCGATCCCGGCAACACCATCAGGGATCAGCCCTCGACTGTCCGCGTCCGGGCTGCTCAGGCTGGCCGTCGGCGACTACCTCGAGATATTTGTGTGGCAAAACAGCGGTGCCTCACTCGCTTTATATAGCCAATTCGGCGTTTCCGCATTCCTCGAAGCCGAATGGGTGTCCCAATGACTAAGGAAGGCACTATGCCCACCAATCCGCATCCCGTGCCGGACGAAAGCCCGGAGCAGCACATCGGCGAGCAGATCCCCGACCCATGGTCCGACCCCGCCCAGACCGATTGGCCAGCAGTGGAGGTGAACATCGATGACGTGGACGGTAGTACCCAATCTGAATGAGGCGCGTGATCAGCTCGACAAGCGGTTCCCGGGGCGGGACACAAGGTCGGACGGCTCGATCGGCGATACCGCGCACCAGGGCTACCCGTCGTCGCACAACCCGGACCGGACCGGCCGACCGGAGTACCGCGACGGCGACAACGTCGACGAGGTGCGGGCCCGGGACTTCGACGCCGACCTGAACGACCCGGACGGCGTCACGATGGAGCAGGTCGTGCAGCTGTGGGTGACGCTGGCTCGCTCCGGCGTGCTGTGGTGGGTGCGGTACATCATCTTCAACGGCCGCATCTGGCACCGCCGGTACGACTTCACCACCCGCACCTACACCGGCTCGAACCGGCACACGACCCACTGCCACGTGAACTCTGACTTCACCCAGGCAGCCGACACGGTGCGGGGGACGGACTGGCGACTCGACCAGCTCGGCGCGCCGGTACCGGTGCCGCCGCGGCCGGCTCCCGGGCCCGCGGTGGCGTTCCCGCTCCCGACCGGGCACTACTTCGGTCCACGCGAGCGTGGTAACCGGTCCGTGTCCGGCTACTACCGCCGCCGGTTCCGGGGCCGCACCGACCGGCAATGGCTTGCCGCCTGGACCAGGCAGCTTGTCCGCCGCGGCTGGCCCGCCGGCAAGGGCCGCCGGTACCTGCGCAAGGCCGGCGCTGACGGGCTCTACGGGCCGGAGTACCGGGATCTGATCAGCGCGTTCCAGACCGACCAGGGCCTCAAGCGCGATGGGCTGCTGGGCCGCAAGACGTGGGACGCCGCCTACCGCAACCCGGTCACCTGACCGGCTCAGCACCTCAGGAGTCCGCGGTGGAGACACTGCTCTACATCTCGGCGGCCATCGCCGCCGTCGGCGCCGCCGCAGAGGTGCTGCGCCGCGCCGGCCGCGGGACGCTGACCACCAGCCGCAAGGTGTCCCGGCTCGTCGACGACCTGCTCGGCGAGCCACCCCGCCCCGGCCTCCCCGACGGCCGCCCCGGACTCATGGCCCGGGTCGGTCGAATCGAGGGCCGCCTGGACGCCCTCGAGGAGCTACGCCCCAACGGCGGCAGCTCGATCAAGGACCAGGTCGACCGGATCGCCCACGCCACCGGCGCCGACCAGGCCGGGCACTGACCGTGCTACAGCACGCGGCTGAGCCGCTCGCGCACCTCTGCCGCGTGCTGCTCGGCGACGGCCATGTCCGCACCGGCCGCCTGGAGCAGCGCCACCGTCGGCCCGTGGATGCCGTGCGGGTCCACCAGCGCCACCCCGGCCTGCACACCCAGCAGCACGGGATCGGCGGTGACCGCCCGCACCGCGGCGACCGCCACCTCGCGGGGAGCGTCCCGTCGATCGCCGGTGCCGTGCCGGCCGGCCACGCCGGACAGCTCGGCCAGGAGCAGCCGCTGTCGCTGCGGCAGTGACGGCACATCCACCATCCCCCAACCGTACCCAGGAGGCACCCTGATGACTCACGACTACCTGATCAGCCTGATCCGCACCGCTGTCCCCGCCGCCGTCGGCGCCCTGCTCGCCTGGCTCGCCTCGACGGCGGGCATCGTCCTCGACGGCGACTCGTCCACCGCCCTCACTGCAGGCGTGGTCGCGCTGGCGATGGCCGGCTACTACGCCCTCGTCCGGGTGGCCGAGGCACGCTGGCCGTGGCTGGGGGTGCTGCTGGGTACGCCGGCCGCGCCCACGTACCAGGCGCCGGCCGCCCGAAGGCAATAGTCCTGCCGACCAAGCCACACCCGCCGGTGGTGGTGACTCGGGGGCACCACCACCGGCGGACACCCAGACACCCCCGGGGCTAACGCGGGAGAGCTGATGAGCCCCTGGACTGTGCACCACGGTGACGCCCTGACGATCCTGCCCACCCTGCCCGCCGCGAGCGTCGATCTCGTGCTGACCGACCCGCCGTACAACTCCGGCGGCCGTACCCAATCCGACCGGACCAAGGACACCGCCCGCGGAAAGTACGTCTCCGGCGGCGTCGCCCATCAGCTGCGGGATTTCGTCGGCGACAACCGTGACCAGCGCTCCTACACCGCCTGGCTGTCGCTGATCCTCGCCGACTGCCTCCGCGTCTCGAGGCCCGGCGCATCACTGCTCGTGTTCACCGACTGGCGGCAGTTGCCGGCCACCAGCGACGCCCTGCAGGCCGGCGGCTGGCTGTGGCGCGGCATCATCTGCTGGCACAAACCCATCTCCCGCCCGCGTGTCGGCGGATTCAAGGCCGACTGCGAGTTCCTGCTGTGGGGCAGCAACGGGTCGATCGACGCCACCCGCAACCCCGTCTACCTGCCCGGCCTCTACAGCGCCAGCCAGCCCCGCGGCACGCGTCGGCAGCACATCACCCAGAAACCCGTCAGCCTGCTCGCCGACCTGGTGAAGGTATGCCCGCCCGGCGGCACGATCCTCGATCCGTTCACCGGCTCCGGATCCACCGGCGTCGCCGCCGTCGACGCCGGCCACCCGTTCGTCGGTATCGAGGCCAGCGCCCACTACGCCCAGATTGCACGACAGCGGATCACCGATGCCACCACCCAGCACACGCCCGGGTAGAATCGTCGATGCGGTGCCGCCGGTGACGTCCCGGCCGGCGCCGACCAGCAAACGCGAGCGCCCCCGGCTTCGGCCGGGGGCGCTTCGTGCTGTCTGGGGGTCAGCGGCGTCCGTCGCGGATCTGGTAGAGCCGGGCCGGCGTCACACCGGCGGCTTCGGCGATATCGTCGCGCCGCAGCTCGGTCCGCATTGCCTGCCGTACCAGCTCGTCGCGGCGGGCGGTCAGGCGGTCGATCTCGCCTGTGACCTCCTCCAGCTCTACGAGCATTTGTGCGGCGCGCGTGGCGACGGCTCCGACACTGTGCGACGCGTTGACTGCACGGGTGATCACCTCGACGCCGGCCGGAGTGAGGGTGCGGGTTGCGGTGTCCCACAGCTCCGGGTCGTCGCGGATCTCGTCCACATGCACCCGCACCGTGTCGACGGCGGCAGCGTGGGTGTCTATGCCGTGGTGGTCGGCGAGGGTCCGGGCGAGATCCACCAACGGCCGACTGGTGGGGCAGCCCACTCGGCCAGGCCGTGGCCCGCTCCGTCGGGCACCCTGACGCCGACCACGTGTCCTACAGCGTGGCGGGCGCGATGCTCGGAGTCAGCAAACAGGCAGTCGCCAAGATGGTCGGGACTGGCCGCCTGAGCAGAGCTTCGGACGGCGGTGTCACCACCGCCTCGATCCAGCAACTGCTGAGGCAGCGCGAGCCCTCGAACGGCAGAGGGCCGAGGTAACACACGACAACGCCCCACCTGGCCTCACAGCCGGGCGGGGCGTTCGTCGCGTCTGCGGTCGGTCAGAAGTCGTCAGCCGCCGGACTCAGGCCCGACCCCGCCGCTTCGGCCGACGTCGACCCGGCCCACACCCCGGCTCCTGACACCCGCAGTACCCACCGGCAGGCCGTAGTAGCTCCTGGTCCCCGGCACACTGGTGGGTTTTGACCACGATTCCGGGGGCGCAGCCAAGGCAGCGCAGCGCCGGATCGACGGCCGGTCCTGGGGGCGGCACCGGCGGGCTGTCACCGGTTGCCTCGGTCACCAGTGACCTTCGTTCAGCCGGTCCGGATCCGGCGGAGGGCTCGGCGCACCATCCTTCCGGATTCGCTGGGGTAGCGGCGGTGGCGGCGGATTGCAGCGCCAGGACCGGACACGCATGACAGGACACTCCTTCAGATCGCAGGTGAACGGGGAGGGTAGTGGCGGCCGGGCCTACCGCCGACCCAGAACGTGCTCGGGTGGCACCCAATCGCCCTGACCCACCGAGGCCAGGTAGTCATAGGCGTAGGCGGTGGGCGTGCACGGCCATCCACACCCGCACATCGGGCACTGGTCCACCCGCGGCCAGTGCTCGACGATGATCCGCCGGGCGGACACGATCATCCGGTTGCGCAGCTGCGCCGGCGACAGGCCAATCGGGGTAGGCCTAGCGTGGGTGGCCATCACCGGGAGCAGGCCCGCTGCCGGGCCAACCGGGTCATCAACGGCCGGGTATCGAGGATCACCGTCGGCTGATCCCGCAGCGGCCGGTAGGCACCGGCCCGCGCCGCGTACACCGTGGCCGGGCCGGTGGCGTCCAACCGCGCGGATCGGCGAAACTGCCCGGTGCCAGACGGTACGGGTGCGGGCTGGCCGGTGATTCGGCGCCAGGCGTTGCGGATGGTCGTCACGGCGGGCTGCCTCCCTTGTCGCTGGACGTGGCAGGCAGGGCGAACAGCGCCGTTCTAGGCCGTGCGACTCCCTGCCGCCACCTCTCGGGACGGTAAGCCGCGTCGAGGAATGTGAATGGGTACGGCACGTACCCGGTGACAGGGTGTACCTAGCTAGCTACGCCCACCCGGTGGGCTAGGTCCGCCGCTTCCGCCCGCACTGACGCTGGGGCCTCACGCGCGAGCCGTGCCAGCATGTCCTGTGCTGCCGGCGAGTACCGCACGGTTTCCGGGCTGGTGGCCTCAGCCCGGGTCAGCAAATGTAGGGTCGCCTCGCGTGCCCCTTCCAGGTCAGCCGATCGCGCCAGCTCCACATAGTGGCGTCCGCGACGTTCGGTCGACGGGATCGAAGCCGGGTCCAGGGCGTGGGCGCGACGCCGCGCCTCGTCCGGGTCACCCAGGTCCACAGCGCACATCACCGCATACACGTCGACCAACGGGCGGGACACCCGGGTGCGTAAGCCGACAAACCCGGCAGGTAGCGCCCGGTCGACGACGGTACGGGCGGTGTCCCAATCAGACCATGCCCCCTGGTCTCCCATCCGCGCCTTCGTCAATGCGATACACAGGTGCAGATCGGCGAGCATCTCGGCCCACTCGACACTTCCGTCGGCTACGTGAGGCTCGATCAGCGTCCGCGCCTCGCCTAGCCGCTCCAGAGCGTCGGAGCCGCGGCCGGCTGCGCGCAGCACGTGGGCGGCATACCAGATGGACTGTGCGATGGCTAGTGGGTCGTCGGCGTCCAGGGCAGCGGTCATGCCCCGGTCGACGGCGAGCCAGCACAACTCACGGTCACCGTGCCAGGCTAGGAACGCCTGGGCAAGGTGATACGCCTGGGCGAGCAGTGCCAGTGAGGCGCGTCGTTCCTCCCCGTGGTGCAGCCGGGTGGCGCGTTGAGTTGCCTCTATCAGCCCGGGTAGTAGGTGACCGGCCTCGGTGCGTTGGTGGCGGCTGGTATGCCACGTCTGCCAGGCGGAGTCGACCGCACCACGAAGGTAGTCAGTGGATTCGGGCTCACCACTAATGGTGACCTGCCAGGCAGTGAGGGCTCTGCGAACGTCGTCAACGGCGGGGTGACTGGGTCGGGCATCCAAAGACAAGGGAACCTGAGGGCCGAATAGATCGCCAAGATCGCGTACGCCGAGGTGTGGGGCGAGTTGCTGCGCCGCCCTCAAGGTCAATGATCGCCGGCCGTTCTCAATGAACTTCACGGTGGTCGCGCTGAGTCCCGCGAGTCCCGCGAGGCGTTCGCGGGATAGGCCGGCTGCCCGGCGGAGCCGTTCGACGCGTTGGCCGGGGGTTGGCTGCTGCTCGACCATGGGATACCTCCGACTGGGTACACGATGTACCACTCACGATACTCGCTCACTGCCGCACCGCCAGCGAACGGCCGTGTCGTGGTCGCCTCGCGCGCAATAACACGAATGCGCTACCCTGACCAGACACCAAATCCTTCGGCCGCACCGCATTGTCGACGCAACGCGCGCAATAACACGGGACCGCATTCCTGGCTAGGTGACAAAGCGGTCAGTGAACAGACGGCGGGCAGGTGTCGGATATTCGAAAACCCGCGCCATGTGAAAAACTCTTGCGCGGATCTTGCTAATCGAATGTGGATCTGCTCGCTAAAATGGGCTCGCGAAGCGATCTGCGAACCGGTGGCGGGGCCTCCACCTCAGACAGCGGCCCGTCGCGCTCGACCCCTCCCACGACGATCAAGCGACACGGCGAGAAGTCTTCCCATCCGTTAGAACATGTGTTCGACTAGCGCTCCGTTAGGCACCCGAGGAGGTCATCCACTCCGCCATGCGCAGCCAGCCCACCCGCCACCCATCCCCACCCCTACGCGCCGCGATCTACGGACCCACGCGGCAGATCGGACGCTGGCAGCCAACCTGCACCGCCTGGTCCACGGAATGCGGCTACGAACTGGTGTCCGTCATCGACGAGACTCCCGACGCCGCCCGCTGGAGCGACCTCCTGCACGCGATGGCCGACGGCGACATCGACATCGTCGTCATCGCCAGCCTGGCCGACCTACCGCCAGGAAGATCGGCCCGGGTCGAGATCATTGGCCGCCGGCGGCCAGTCCGTCGACGCCATGGCATACGCGCGGTGCTCTACGGTCCAGCCGAGAGCGTCACCCAGTGGGGCCGCCGAGGTCTGATGTGGGCTGACTGTGCAGGACTCGACGTCCGCGACCTTGTGGCAGAGACCTCCGACGCAGGAGAGTGGCCGGGCGTGGTCCAGAGGATGGCCATGGGCGAAATCGACGTCGTTGCTATGGAGAGCTGGGGCCTTCTGCCGCCGCACCGCCTACCGCGGATAGAGGTGGCGGGCACCTCGCCGCCGGGACTGCTGCGACGCCGAGCGGCCGAGTGGTGGCGGCACCAATAGCGGCGGGCGGGCATCTGTCCAGACAGGATGACCAGCGGTCGGGGGATGGCGAGTATCGGGCGTACACCCGTTGTAGTTCGCGAACCTTTTGTTCTAGTAGCCCTTTCGGCCATGCGAGACGATACCGCACCGCCAGTTTTACGCACCGTCACTAGAAATGATCACCGAGTCGGAGTCTGATCAAAGCCCCACCGCGAAAAGCGGAGGCTGGTGGGGGGGACCGAATGGGGAGGGAATAGCTGTGGAGGACCGCAAGCGCGTCACTCGCAGTAAGGACACGAAAGCGCAGTCACGGTATTCCGTGGCGGCGGCTCGACATCAACGTCACCAGCGCCCGCTCCGCCCGCCGCTAATAGACCGCGCGGCACGCGCCGCCACAGCCGCCTACCAGCGGGCTATAAAGGCCGCCACGACCGACAGGAGTCAGGTCTGGAATGAGATTCACCAACTCCAGAAGGACGTGCAGCGGCTCCAGCACGAGATGCGACTACTCCGCAAACAGATGCGATGCCAGCCGCTGATCGTCGAACAACGACGCCTCATAGAGGTCCACCTCCGTGACCAACTCGCCGCCGAGTTGGAGGGGGCGCGGCGTGAGGGCTGGACAGAGGGCTATGTGGCCGGGGTGGCAACGCTGGCTAGCCCTGGCGAACCAGTCTCTGAATCCGCCGCAGACCGGCGTGCCCTCTACTGGCAGGTGTACGCCGACGTGATGCGAGACCTCTGGGACCTGGAGTAG